AGCGCGACACTCTCAAGGATCATGAAGCAAATGCCAAACTAATGGCCTCAGCGCCTGATTTGCTTGAGGCGCTGGAGGCGCTGCTGGATTACGCAGAATCGGGATGGGATCACTTCCCAGACGTATCTGTAAATGCCCGCGCCGCAATCTCCCGCGCCAGAGGTGAAGTATGACCACATCCCCAGTAATGACCGTTACAGATGAGCTGCTGGCAGAGCTTGAAGAGGCAGCCAGCAATGCAACGCCAGGTCCATGGAGTTATGACGGTTCTTACGTTTGCACCATGCGCCAAGATGGTGAAACTGTTTACGTTGAAAGCTGGAACCCTGTTGCAGATGCGCTGCTATCAAAAAACGTCAAATACATTTCGGCGGCAAACCCGTCAACCATCACCGCACTTACCGCCGAACTCCACCGCCTGCGCGCAGAGAATGCAGAGCTGGGCGGACTATTGCGCGAGGCTGGCAAAACCATCCACAAGGTACAGGCCGAGCAGCCTACGCCACTGCGGATTGCGCGATACTTGGATGCCATGCGCGCAAAGATCGACACCGCCATGGCCGCCCAATAATGTTCGCCGTCTTCGCGCAATACGGCAAAGGCCTGCCCGTGTTCCGAGCCAAGCGCAAAACGCGAGGCGAGGCGCACGAGGTAGCTGCTAGAATGCGGGCGAATGGCATAGACGCTTCAGTCTTTGAGATCTTCAAGATTATGGAATCAGCACAACATGACACCGCACACGTTAGCCGGCCAGACAGCGAAAATGATGGGGCTTCCAATTGAACTCGCCAGAAACCGCACTGGAGATCGCCAAAAGGCATGGCTTAATGGATACGCCCAAGCAATGCCACTGCAAACACCAAAGGATCGGAACCGGGGCCGTGTTTTACAACAGCCTCGGAATCCTTGAATGCACTGTTTGCAGTGGTTGGCAGTTGATACGCAAGCCGGTTAAGTAGCCCTTTACGGAGGGCTGTTATCGTCATCGGCGTACACCCGTACGTCATAGTTAATCGCGCTTACACTGCACCCAATACCGCTAGGCGAAACCTCAGTGATCAACGCCGGATAGTTCCATCGAATCAATGGACCGAAGTAGATGTGCGGCGGTTCAATCGTCCATGACATATCCGGCGTGAAGTCCGGTTGCTCGGCAATCGTCAGCCGATAGTCGTCAATCCGCGTGGCGGTAAACGGACCTGATAGCGTACCGTCTGGACGGCGCAGACCAACAACATGCGCACCACCTGCCGACCAGTCTAGCGGCTCGCTTGAGCGCAACACGGCACCAGCGCCCATCACTGCGTAGTCTTCAAGGATTGCGCTCTGGCCGTACCCTGGCACGTCATCCAGCAGCGGAACATACGACAGATAACCGCTGTTCATTGCATCAAGCTCAGTGTTGAAGGTATAACCCCAGCGGCGATACCGCTGCGCGCGACGTTTGCGCATACCGATACGCCATGCGCGGGTTTCGTCGGTTACGCCAGCGATGCGCATTTTCTCGACACGCTGCCCCAGGTCGCCCGGTAAACGACATTCTACGGTCGTCCACTGGCGGTTCACTGCATCAAAGTATTCAACGTCAACCCCGTCAAAGTCATCAATGTCAGCCGATGAGAACTGGCGAACTAGCGGGCTTGTCATGTTCTGCGGGCTGTACGCCTGTTCAAATACCGTGCGCGGCTCATCACGTACCGGCTTGATCAAGCCCCGGTCAATGGTCAGCTCAGAAAAACCAGCAGCCAGGGCGTCGTTAATGGCGTCTTTGACGGTGGTACGGTCGTTAATCGCGTCGTCGTAATAGTCGCCGCGTGCGTCCCAAATATCGCCAAGGCGGTGCAGTTCTGTAAGGTTTATATCTGCGTCAGTGTAGCCGACTGACTTAGCGATGTAGGCTACCCACGGTGCGATGCTGCGCGTGACGGTCGGCGCGCTCCAGATAGTGCCATTCCACAGTGGCAACTTGCGCTTAACCAGAGCACCTATGAGGCTTTCAGTCTGCGCCGAAATACGGTCGCCACCCTTTACGGTAAGCGTCATCGTCGTCCAGCCGGGATAGGATGACGGCGCATTAAGACGGGCGCGCAAGCCGAGCACCTGAGCCTTGTCGGAAATCTCCCGGTTATTACTTACCCCGATCCGACGGAAACGAACCTCCGGCCGAATGTAGCTGCCAATGTCCGCATACTCGGTATACCCGATTTGGTCAAGCGTGGTGCCGCTGTAGCTTTTGCTCACGGTCGTCCATGCGCCTGCCGTTGCATAATCACGATACTGGACTTCGGTGTTTACAGTGGCCGTGAATATTTCTCCTTTCATTCCCTGCCAGATCAGACCGCCAGGGAAAAAGATATCCCACTCGATACGGTTGGTCAGGGCGCCGTCCGGGCACGCGCAGAAAGGCCCGACCCAATCGCCTTCTGCGCTGCTGTCGTCTAGGGTGATAGAGGCGTCTGAAGTGGTCAGCACAGCAAAGCCGGGCCAGCTGCCATCGGTTGCGCCGGTATCGGTCAAGCGCTCCATGGTAATCGTGCTGGAACTGGCCGCCGTGATTCGGTAGCGCAGTCCGCTATATCCGATCCCCATAGTCTTGCTGCCAGTTGCCAGCGTTGTTACTGGGTCGCCGTTGCGCCAGTTCAGCGTCATTTCAGTGGCTGTCGCGGTATTGACGATATACAGTCCGGCGTTGTCTCCAGTGATTTCGATCAGCGCGCCTGCCGTCAAGCCAAGCTGTGTGATGTCGCCGCCGATAATGTCGCGCACACCAACGCCGCCATCGGTGACGGTATACGGGAAACCGACTACCACGCGAGCAATCATTCCAGACGCCCAGCCAGTTGGGAATGTGCCGGCGCCGCTCGGGATCGTGACGGTAAAGCCGTTAAACACGAAGCTGCTGGCAACGGCGGTCGGGTCCACTGGTGACGTGGCCGTAAGCGCCAAGCCTGCTGTGCCGGATGACGTGTTACCAACCTCTTTGCACTCATGCCACCACACAGCCTCGGGGCGACCGAATACGTCAGCGCCTGGTCCGAAGATGTTCAATTCAGCATCAGCGCCAAGGCTAATGATCGGCGTGTCACCGATCAGCACGCCCGACAGCGGAATGTCGAAGTCGCCGACGCCGACGTTTAACATCAGCTCCACAATCTGCTCACGTGGGCTTTTGAAATATCGGTGCGGGGGAAGCAAGTAATCAGGATAGACGAAGCGCTCCCCGGAGACCTCCCGGACAGGACTGTTGAGCTTCGCGCTGTTCCCCTTCACCGCGGCATTCGACAATCGCTCGCCCGACTGCAAGCCGCTGTCATTAATGCTCGGGATTTTCGGCATGAAGAGGCCGGTGATAAATTTCATCGCGGCCACGGCTTGCACCGCAAGAAATACCGTCTCTAGGCCTTTCGCCTGCGGGTAAATGCGCACGGTGTCTTCAGGGCGGAAAGTCGTCAGCGGCCAATCTGCCGGCGGAACCACTGCGCCATTGATCGTAATAGTGATAGGCGGCGAATCGCGGCGCTCGTACTTCTGCACACTGGCCGATAGCCAATGCTCGACGGTTTGCGCCGCAAAGGTTTCATGGCTTTCTAGCGGTTCGCCTTCAAGCTGGCTCGGAAAAATTAGGACTGTCACGGTAATAGACCACCTTGGCGAATGGCGCTTCGAAGTCGGGTATGCGCTGCCATCGACAGCCGGTTTTTGCGCTTATGTCCAGCACGGCTAGACGGCCCTCCAATTCTACCACCACGCCAACGTGGAGCATCAGTCGCCCTGTAAAAACCATCGCCACGGCGCCAGGCTCAGGGGCGCACTCTTCCAGTTCCTTGGCCTGTTCGTGGTAGGCCTCGGTAAAGGCGCGCGGCATGGTGTTACGGATATGGCCCCACGATGGCAGCAGGCGCTTGCCGTAGACCTTGTGACGCACGTTACGCGCCAAACCCCAGCAGTCGAAGCAGCCGCCATCACCGCGCGACCCGTCTACGTACCGGGAGAACAGGTAAGCATTCAGCCATTCGTCAGTGCTCACAGGTAACGAAGCCCAGGCGCGTTTTTGGTGGTGTACAGCAGGCGCGGCCAAGCCACGTTGATCAGGTCAAAGAACCCGGCGCGCAGTTGCACGGCCAATTGCTCGATTGAGCCGTCCTGCACCGTCATGCGATAAGGCGCCTCTGCTGGCGTGGTTAGGTCGCTGAGCAGGTAGGTTCGCAGGGTTGCGGATACCCTTGACTCAGCAACCATAGCCTCGTCAATCTTGGCCTGAGCCTCGCCGCTCACGTTGTCGATGGCTATCGTGATGTTCTGCGCGCCACGGCTGTCCTTTTTCGGTAATGCGACGTCGATGGCTGCCGCCGTAAAGGTAAGCGTGCGCGCGTCTTCCGTGACGCACGTCTGATCCTTGAAGCCGTTACAGATCAGGATAGGCGCCGTCCACGCTGGACAAGTTAGCTCCAGTGTGAACAGGCGGACGTCCGGTCCGCCGCTTGCGTAGTAGTCGTTGAGGATGGTCATCAGACAAGATCCTGCGTCCAGCAAACGTCGGCGGTGAGGGAAACCACTATCGCAGCGCCGCTTGGGTTGTTAATCCGAATGCAGATAGACCGAAGTTCCGTATCTGAGGCGCGTGGCAACGGTACATCCCGCACTGCCGAGGTGGTATTGTAGATAGTCGGCTCTACACCGCCTGCTCCATCCGGGGTTGAGCAGTATTCAAAGCGGACGTTAACCGCGGCAGTATTCACGGATAGCACACGAAGATACGCCACCTTACGAGTCAGGGCTGGGAAGACCCAAGCGGTGACTGTTGCGCCCGCTGCCACACTAAGACCTTGAATGTTAGCTACCCCACTACGCTGCACGACCCCAGGGCCAAGAGCAGATGGAGCGACTTCGTGGTAGTTTACATTCAAGGCATAGCGGCGCGATGGGTGGAGCTGTGGCGGCCCATAGGTAACAGCACCTACAGATGGGGTAAAGAATATCGCCTGCGCACCGATGCTCTGAATAAGCCCACGGAGTTGTAGGATTTGCTGCTCGAAAAGTGCTGGCGTTACACCGGCGTAATAATCATTGGTGCCGACCATTACCCATACAAAATCAGGCGCAAGCGCGGCCACGTCTGCAGTAAACCGGGCAATCATCTGATCAGCTTTGTTACCTACGATGCCAGCAGATAGAACTTCAGCATCCGGTAAGCGTGCAATCATTGAGTTATGAATAGCCCCGCCAGATACGAACCAGCTATCGCCGAACAGGACGTGACGCCCACGGTTCAGGTTCAGCGCCCGACCCTCTAGTCGATGGTATTCAAGCTGGCCGGCCGTGAAAGTCCAGCCTCCATTGTTAGGGCTTGTTACTCGCACGCGGGCAATGCTGCCCGGGGCAATGCTAAATTGCAGCTCAATCGAGTGGCTGCTGCTATACCCAGCAAAAGCACCTGAAGTGCTGATGATAAAGGAAACACCATCGGCGCGGGTTTCTTCAACCGCCACCTCGACGGCCCCGCTGAACCCACCTGAGCGCGTTCCGGTGTTGACTTGTACGCGAGCAATGTAATCACCGCCGACAAGCGCCACAGGTGCGCTAGAAACGCCCTGATCGGCAGCCGTGCCCGTGACAAGCGCTGGCCGCTCGCCGATAGTTACGGTGCCGGGGTTTGTGTATTCAACCGCTGTCACTGATGAGAGTGAAGCGGCCCCAACAGCGCGCCAGATTGAACCATCGTTGCCGCGCCACTCAAGCTTACGCAGGCGACCGCCGTTTAGTTGCCGCAAGGCATCGTCAGCGATTAAATTGCCACCGGCAGCGTTCGGGTGCGCATCGTCGCGGTATACGTTCCAGATAAGGCCGCCCGAAGCAATCGGGGCAACTGTCTGTCGATCCAGTCGCACGATAGGGCCAGCCAAAATCGAGTGAATCCGAGCGGGGTAGAACCTGCCATCTGTCGCAACGTAGGCAATCAGCATGCCTGCCGCAAAGTTGGTAGTACTTGCAACCGGAATATCCATGGCGCCAACCGACACTGTATAAGTCGTTGCAACGCTGTAGCCGGTCACGCTGAATGGTGGCTCGCTGGCTGTCCATCCGGCTCCGACTAGGGTGCCGTAGTGCATATCTACAACTAATGGAGACTCATCGGATGTGCGCACGCCTAAATCAAATGTCTCCAGGGCAAGCACTTCAGATTGCGTAACAGTAGCCCCTGCCTCCAAGTTAGTTGCGCGGAGTTCAATGGCATCTAGGGCGTCTTCTAAAGTCCCAACCCCCCTCCCTATCTCGTCTGTCCCTGTCGGCGCGGCCAAATCTGCCCGAAGGATCGCATCCCCAACACTCCGAAACGTCGCAATCTCAGCAGCGCCAACGCCTGTGGTGGTATACGGCAGCGTAACGCTAGCTGATGGTGCATAAAATTCGCCAAGGTAGCTAAACGTCTGATTGTAAGACGTGAAAACAAGGCCCGCACCGTAAGCGCCTAGAACCTGATACCCAGACGCCAGCAGAAAAGCCGTCCACTCGCTGTCCCTGCTTGATTGGCTTGCCTGAAAATTAGATTCCATTCCTGCCCATGATTTGCGCGATATCCCTAGGCGGTCTAGGTAGCTATCAGCAGTTCCGGCAGATAAGTAATCGAGGTTTTCCGAGTTATCGTATAGGTCTCGAACGTCAACCGAGCCGACAGGGTTTCCAGTGTTATATGTAGTCATGCGCTCGGCCATTCCCTATTGATTGCGTAGTCAAAAATATCTACCATGAGTATAACGCCCGGCATGATTATTGCCCAGTCGTCTTCAATCAATGGGCGCTCTCGGATTTCTAGAGTCGCTGTGACTTGCCATTTGTCGTAAGCCGAAAGAGTCGGGCCTTGATACATTCCAGCAAAACGACACTGATAAACGCCGTCAACGCCTAGCGGGGTTTGCAGTCGCATCGTAAACCAATTAGCCCCATCCCCTGCTCCGCCAGTGTCACGAAACCAGCCCTCGAACAATGCGCACTCGCCAGGTGATGTGAAAAACCACGTCACCGAAACAGAGCTAGGTACATTCGTGAACGTGCGCCGCTGTCGTGCTCGGCCTGACTGCATCTCGGTACGGATGAATGGCGACACATGCTGCAAGCCATAGCCAGACTGGAGCGGGCGCGGCAATTCTGATGGAAAGCTAGGCATTATTTGCCGCTCCTTTTAAGGCCAAAAGCGTTCTGCAATGCGCGGGCGCGCGGGCCGTCGCCGTAGATGTCGGACACGAACACGTCAACCGACTGCGATCCGTCCGCGTTCTGCTTGGTTTCTTGCGTGCCGGCTTTTTCGCTCGACTGGATTACGTTAACCGTCACGCCAGAACCGCCAGCAGATTGTCCTTTAGTGTGGTCGATGATCGTTTCGTTAGGGTGCACCATGGCCATAAACCCGCCCTTGCCATCCATGCCGCCAGAGCGCGAACCAGTGCCCGTGAAACCGCCGCCTTCGAACGAAAGCAGGCCGATCATTGCCGGGATTGCTGATGCCATGCTTGCAAGGCCGCTAGCAGCCGCGCCACCGAACGATGCAATGGAGGCAGCAGCAGCCGCCGGGGTCCACGCCGCCGCAGTAGCAGCGCCCGCTGCAACGCTTGTCGCAGTGGCTGCCGTTTGCGCGGCTTGACCCATGATGATCGACTTAACCTGAGCAATGCCCATCTCCACCAGTGCGCCGACAGCTTCATTCAGGATTGCGCTGGCGAGCTGCTGCACGGCTTCTTGGCTGTTACTGGCGCCAGTAAGGATGCCAACAAACGCATCCGTGGCGCCCCGCTGCAACTGGTCAAGCGATGCCATCAGTAGTTCGTTGCCGTAAGACTGCGCGCGGAAATTCTCTTCCTGCAGAATCATCATCTGTTCAGCGTGCGCGCGCTCTGCTTGGCCTTTAAGGTCGAGGTAGCGCTGGTGCTCGATTAGCTTGTTGGCGTCAAGCGTGCGTAGCTCGTCCATCTCCTTGGCATGGGCTTGCTGTGCTCCGATTATCGGGTCGGCAGCGCCAATCCTGACTTGTTGCTGGTCGCGGAATGCTTGCGAGGCTTCGGCTTGCTTTACGGCGTCGGCTTGTGCTTTAAGAAGCTCGGTGGTTGCTGCTTTTTCTGCCTTGAGCGCGTCTGCCGATGCCTTAGATGCTTCCTTGGCTGCGAGTTTTGCCGCTGTGTTTTTCTCGGCAGCGGTGCTTAGTTCGCCGGTTGCAGTCGTCAGCGACTTTGTTTCTGTAGTCTGCTGCTTTGAGAACTCAAGGTCATAAGCTGCCGCCCGAGCGCGCTCAGACTCAAAGTCTGCAAGCTCGCGGGTTTTGTCTATCTTTTCCTGTGTCGCATCAATCTGGACTTGCAGATACTCGGGAACGGTATTTCCGTGCAGCATTTGGTAGGTCTGGACTTTCTTGTTGATTGCGTCCATTTCCGACTCAAGCCGGATCATATCGCCAATCGCAGCACCACCGAAAGCTGCTCCAAGCGAATCTGTAGCCCAGTTAGTAAACCGAACAAGTTCCGGCAATGCCTCAGCGACAGCGGCAGTAACCTTGAATATCCCGCCAACTATCTCGCCAAAAGCCTGCTGCACAGCTGGATCACTAAGCGCCTTAGTCAGCGACTCAACACCCTCACGAGCCTGCGTAAGATTGCCGCCGCTACCCTCCAGTAAATCACCGAACGCATTCTGCAACGCAGTAACAGCGCCGCCGAATGTTTCGCGGGCGGCTTTGGCAGATCCGCCCATCTGCTTCTCAAGCTCGGCAAGGATTACCGTCTGGGCCTCAGCCAGCCTCCCGCTTTCAACAAGCGCCGTGATCATGTGTTCCTGGTCGGCGCTGAACTGCACGCCGGCACGACCAAGCGCGGCTACGCCCTTGATTGGGTCGTTTAACGCCTTGCCGACCTGCACAGCCGCGCCTTTAAGGTCGCCGCCCATCTTGGTTGCGAGATCAAGTATTGCCTCGGTAGCGCGCGGTACAACGTCGCCGCCAATCTTGGTAAAGGTCAGCAGCTGCGACTGCATCGAGATGATCGCGTCATCACCAAAAGTCGTGACCTTTTGCAGTCCTTGCGCCATGGCAACCATTTGATCAGAAGACAAGCCAGCCGCGCCGCCAGTCGATTTGATCGTGGCGTTTAACTGGGCAAGCGCGCTTTCTGATTCGATGGTGTTTCGGATAACAGCCTGGAAGAACACGCCTCCAGCCAGTGCAGCAGCCAGACCGCCGATGACGCTGCCGAACTCCTTGGAGGCAGTAGACAGCTTGCCGACTGCCTTCTCAGCCTTGGCAACCTCCGGCGTCATCTTCGCCATTTCCTTGGCAGCGCTGGTTGCGTCCCTTGCGTCAACGCTGATCTTTAGTGATGCTATTTCGGTCATCGTTAACGCCTCTTGCGCAATGCGCCTCTAACTTGGTCTGCCACTTTGTCGCGGTCAAAATCTAGCGGCTGGTATGGTGCGCGCTCGTTGCTATCGGTGAACTCTGCGACAGCCGATGAATATGCCTTGCTTGTGGCTATCATGGCTTGCGCTTCCCATGAGTTTATCGGCGTACCTGTCAGCGCTTGCCATGCTTCAAGATCGCGCCAACCTAGATCAGCGAGGCCGCATTCCAGCAGCATATCCATCAGGTACTTAGCGCCTTTCAGTGGCGGGAGCTGGGCATTCTCGCCAAGCTCCTTACCTCTGCTGTTCTTTGCTTTTGGCCGCTTAGTGTGCAGCCAGCCCAGTTGCCGCGCGTATAACTTCGCAGCCTCTAGGCTTTCTGCAAAAAATTGACGCGCCGCATAACGAAAACGTCAACCTGATCACGAATCCATGGGTAGTTGGTCAACAGCTTTACCGGGTCGGAAATGTCTTTGCCGTCTTCTTTCAAACCGTGAATCTCTGCGACCAACTTAGCCAGGCGCTCGGTTGCCTTGGTGTAGACGGTTTCGGCGTCTGCGGTTTTATCCGCTGGTTCGCGGGCCGCCTCAGTCATTACGGCGCGGTACTGTTTCGAGTCGCTGCCGAACACCATCAAGTAGGCGTCAGTAATTACCTCAAACGTCACCGGGTGCTTCAATTCCAGCTTGGCGCTCTGTGCTGGTGACAAGCCTTTAAGGTCCATCGGTTAGCTCCAATAAGCAGCCCCCATCGCTGGGGGCTTATGGTTTAGATCAGCGCGAAAGTCGCGGTGACAGTCACGTTGCCCATCACGCCGATATCCTGGCGCGGGTTGTCCAGCTTGCCGTCGCTCCACGATACGAACTTGTAGAGGTTGGCAGGCACAGCAGCGACAGCAGTACCGTTGGCGCCAAGCGGGATAACTTGCGGGCTTGCACCGATCAGCGAGCCGTTTGCGCCTGCGGTGTATGTAAGGGTAACGGTCGAAACGCCAGGGCCGGCAATCGACACAACGTCGCGGTAGTCACGGCGGAAAGTGACAGTGCGCATACGGACGGTGTTGGAGTCGCCACCTTCGCCAGCGTTGCCAGTGACAAGCGCTTGGAAGTAGTCGATTTCGCCGTTGTTGTAGACGACCTTGAAGGCGTACTGATTGTCAGAAAGCAGGGCAGTTTTAAGCATAATCTGGCCGGCGTCATTCCGATCAACCACGACTTCCATGGTTTCTTCTGGCTGGTCGCTGGTGCCTTTCAGGTGGACGGTGGCGCGACGACCAAGGACGGTGTACGACACATCCTCAAAGGTGGTGCCGCCATCGCCGGGAGCGCTGGAGACTTCGCCAACGCTGGTATAGGTAAGCGCGGCAAAGCCGGCCTCGTCGTAGGTTACGGGCACGCCAGCAGAAATGCTGATTTGCGTACCCGCGAAAGTTACTGCGTCTGCCATGGTGGTGATCCTCTAGCGCTAGTGAGTGCATGCATATGCTGTGCCAGTTTAACCCGATAGCAAAATGCGTGCCATAGCTAAAAGATAGGCAAGAAAAAGCCACCGATTAAGGTGGCCC